TTTAATGGATCAATGGAAAGGCCAAATTAATATTGAAGTTGCGAAACAAATTTTATCTGATCATTATGATGTATATTTAAATAAAGAAAACCCTTGTTCGCGTACAGTATGCTCACATTATGAACTTGATGCACGTGAATATATGTCAGACCCATCAAGACCTAAACCATATCAGCCTCGTGGTGCCTTAGATGGTAATGTTTGTGATACAACAATGGCACAAAATATGTCATTTTGTTTACGTTGGGGTAATTCATGTGGTATTCCATTTGATAAAAATAAATTCTGTGATGAACATCGAGAATGGGCTTATTTAAGAGAATACTTAGAAGATAGACCACAACAACCTTGGACAATATTTACAATTACTAATTCTGTTCCTAGTAAAAATGTTGGAAGTCGAAGGAGCGATAAAAAGAGTAAAAATACTAAGACACTTAAACTGAAATTGTAAACTGAAACCTATTAAAAATATACATTATAAAAATATACATTATAAAAATATATTAGACGTTTTAATTGTTATTATAGTAACTATACTAACAATGTTTTTATTTTTACTATTTTGGATTAGTTTTATTAAAGCAACAAATAATACAGTTTTAAAAGATATGTTTTATTTAAATAATGATAACTGGAATATTATTGGTAATAAGAATATTACATGTGCATTTTTTACACCATTCAGTCTAGATGGTATAATGTCTAATTATATTATTGGTAATGATAAGGTTATTAATGTAGATTATAAGAATAAAGATGATGCTAATTTGTGGTATTTCAGTAAAAATTTTCCAACAAATTACTCACTATCAAATACTAGTATTTTCTCATTTACTATGACTAGTTTTGTTGGTGATTTTACAAAACTGAATTATAACAATAGTTTGAGTTCCGCTTTAATTAAAATAATTAATAATGTAACAAATGAACTTATTATTTTTCCGGTAAATCACTTGATTGAAAAATATAATGGCTCATTGCATACTTTTGTTATTCCAATGGTTTATAATGTGTGGCTCAATGGATATAATTATTCTCAAATTGACCGGAAATATTTTCTGAGAGTATTATCAAATGTAACACGTATTGATATACTTGGTGACTGGACACAAGGGAATGAAACAATTGGACTAGATAATGTTATGATTTATTAAAAATATATAGTTTTACTAGTAAAACTAATAAAATAAAAAATTATATATATTATAAATATAATATATGATAAATTTAAATATTTATACAACATTAATTACATCTATTGTAGTACAAATAATAACAGGTGTAATTGAAGTATTTTCTTTATTTATTAAAGTACCACCTAGTTTTATATTTTTAAAACAAATGATGGTGATAGAAGTATTTGTACAGTTAATAGAAGGTTTATTTTATATATATTGGTTATTTAATTTCAATAATATTTTAAATATTACTCCAAAAAGATATTTTGATTGGATAATCACAACACCAACAATGTTAGTTAATTTAATTTTTTATTTAATTTTTTTAGATTATAAAAATAAAAATATTAGTGATAGTTTAAATTTTATTGAATTATTTAATCAAGAATTTTATACTATTATTACTGTTTTATTACTAAATTGGTTAATGCTTTTATTTGGTTATTTAGGTGAGATTTCAGTAATACCAGTATTATTAGGAGTTTTATTAGGATTTATTCCATTTTTAATTTATTATTATATTATTTATAAAAACTATGCATTATTAAGTGATGATGGATATAAAATATTTTTATATTTCTTTATTTTTTGGTCATTATATGGTATAGTTGCTGTTTTGCCTTATAAAATTAAAAATATGTGTTATAATATTTTAGATTTATTTTCAAAGAATTTTTTTGGTATATTTTTAACTTATTTAATATTTATTAATAAATATTAATTTTTTTATTTATTTTTTGAAAGTTTCAAATATTTTTCAAAAAGTAAAAAGGGAATCAAAAATTGGACATTTTTAAAAATGTCCAAAAATGAAAAGCCAAAAAAGTTTTGAAAAAAGGGTCATTTTTCACTTTTTGACCATAATGGTAACAATTATTTTTTTTGTATAAAAAAAATGTGATGATAATTTTTTTTCGTTAAAACCAAGGGATTTTTTATATTGCTTATATATAGCAATGTTTAGCAATGATTTTGTCCCAAAAAATCCCATTAATTTTTATTGTGAAAAATGTGACTATAATACATGTAATAAAAAAGATTTTAATAAACATATTAACACTAAAAAACATTTAAGCAATGAAATTTCAATAACTAAATCCCAAAAATCCCATATATGTATATGCGGTAAAATATATAAAGATAATTCTGGATTATGGCGTCATAAAAAAACATGTACAAGTATAAATTTTGAAAATAAGAAAACAAATATAAACAATGACTGCGAAAATGATATAAATAAAACACAAACATGTGATAAAAGTTTAATTTTTGAGCTATTAAAACAAAATCAAGAACTACAAAAACAAATTATAGAAATATCTTTAAAAAATAATTCTAATATTACAAATAATAATAGTATAAATACTAATTATAATAACTCATTTAATTTACAGTTCTTCTTAAATGATAAATGTAAAGATGCAATGAATATGAGTGAATTTATTGACTCAATTAAAGTACAATTATCAGATCTCGAAAAATTTGAATATGATGGTTATGCTGACGGTGTTTCAAATATTATTGTAAAAGGTCTAAATGCTCTTGATGCATATTTAAGACCCATACACTGCAGCGATTTAAAAAGAGAAACTGTATATATCAAGGATAATAATTGCTGGACTAAAGAAACAGATGATAAGCTAGTTTTAAAGAGCGCAATTAAAAAGGTAGCTTTTAAAAATATAAAGCAAATCAATGAATGGATTAAAGTAAATCCGGATTGCAAAGATCCAAGAACTAAAAAGTTTGATAAATATAATAAGATTGTTATGAATTCAATGTCAGGTATTACAGAAGAAGAACAAACTGAAAATATTAATAAAATAATTCGTAATGTTGCCAAATCAGTAGTAATTGATAAGCAAACTATTAAATAATTAAATAAATTTGTTAGTTGTTAAATTTTGTTAGTTAGTAATAATTAAATAAAATTTGTTAGTTATTAATAGATTATTTAATAAAACATTATAAAAATATATAACATTATATTATTATAATGGATACAATTGCTTGGAATCTAATTGACAAATATTTTAAAGATAATCCGTATAATTTAGTAGCTCATCATTTAGACTCATATAATGACTTCTTTAATAAGGGTATTTTCCAAATTTTTCGTGAAAATAATCCCATACGTTTTATTGAAAGAGAAGAACAAACAAAAGATGTATCAAGTGCTGGAGAAGTTATTGAAAAAGGACGAAGTGAATGTTTCTTATATCTTGGTGGTAAAAATGGTGATAAATTATATTTTGGTAAACCAGTTATTTACGATAGTAATTCTGAGACAGGTGAACCTTATCCTCATTATATGTATCCAAATGATGCAAGACTAAGAAATATGACATATGGAACAACAATACATTATGATGTTGATGTTGATTTTGTATATTATGAAGGTACTGAAAAAATACAGCAAAATATTACATTAGAAAAAATATATCTAGGTCGTTTTCCTATTATGACACATTCTAATTTATGTATATTGAAAGGAATGACAACCCAGGCTCGTTTTAATTTAGGTGAATGTCGTAATGATTTTGGTGGTTATTTTATTATTGATGGAAAAGAAAAATGCATTGTTAGTCAAGAAAAATTTGCCGATAATATGCTCTATGTCAGAAAAAATAAGGCAGATAATATGTACAGTTACTCATGTGAGGTGCGTTCAGTATCAGAAGATAGTTCAAAACCAATACGTTATACATCAGCAAAAATTGTGGCACCCGATGCACAATACTCAAATAACCAAATTGTAATTGATGTTCCTAATGTAAGAAAACCAGTACCATTATTTATTTTAATGAGAGCACTTGGCATAACATCTGATAAAGATATTATTGAATGCTGTGTTTTAGACTTAGAAACTAATTCAAATATGATTGATTTATTTATACCATCTATTCATGATGCTAATAAAATTTTTACACAGCAAACAGCCCTAGAATATATAAAGACATTTACAAAGAGGCGCACTGTTTCCGCTGTTTTAGAAATCCTAATGAATTATTTTTTACCACATGTTGGTGAAGACAACTTTTTAAATAAGGCATACTATGTTGGTTTTATGGTAAATAAATTATTGCGCGTTTTTATGAATAGAGAGAAACCGACTGACCGAGATAATTTTAAATTTAAGCGTGTTGAAACATCTGGTAGTCTTATTTATGACTTATTTCGTGAATATTTTTTAATACAGAATAGAGGCATATTTTTAAAAATAGATAAAGAATTCTATTATCACCCTGGAAAATACAGAACAAATTTTATGTCGCTTATTCAAGATAATTACAAGGATTTTTTTAAAGAACGAATTATTGAAGACGGATTTAAAAAGGGTTTTAAAGGGAATTGGGGGGCTGATCCAAATACAAAGCGTATTGGTCTAGTCCAAGATGTTAATCGTCTATCATGGTTTACTTTTATTTGCCATTTACGTAAAATTAGTCTACCATTAGATCCTACATCTAAAGTAGCAGGTCCCCATTATTTACACGGATCACAGTGGGGAATTATTGATCCTGTTGATACACCAGATGGTGGTAATGTTGGTCTACATAAACATATGGCAATTAGTACTAAAATTACAAGTGGGTTCTCATCTATTCCCCTTATTAAGTGGTTAAGAGCCAATACACCGTTAAAATTAATACAAGAGTGTAGTCCAAAGACACTAGCTTCAGCAACTAAGATGTTTGTAAATGGGAACTGGATTGGTGTTATTGAAAATCCAATTGAAAATGTAAATACACTCAAACTTTTTAGACGCAATGGTATTATACCAATTTATACAAGTATTTCATTTAGTTATGAAGCAAATATTATATATATTTACACAGATGGTGGTCGCCTTACTCGTCCAGTTTACTATAAAGATAGTGATAATAAACTCAGCTATAATCATGGGACACTTAGAGAGACTATTTTGTCTCATCAGTATTCATGGGAACAAGTTGTTGCTGGTTTTGAGCAAAAGAGTTCTTCATTCTCTATTAAAAATAATATATTATACAACGTAAATGATTTATATCCTGGTTACAAAACATTAGATCGGTTGTTAGATATGTTACAACAAAATAAGGGAATAATTGACTATATTGATACATCTGAAGAAGAAGTAGCGCTTATTGCAACTAAACCAGAGCAAATAAAAGATAATAAATTTTATACTCATGCTGAAATTGATCCATCACTTATGTTTGGTGTTATGGGCAACTCTATTATTTATCCTGAGACTAACCAGTTGCCTCGTGATGTGTTTTCTTGTGGACAAAGTCGACAAGCAGTATCGGTATATCATTCAAATTATCAAATGCGTTTGGATAAAATGGGTGTTGTATTAAATTATGGACAAACGCCATTAATTAAGTCACGATATTTACAATATATTAATAATGAAGAGCAGTCATATGGTGTTAATGCTATTGTTGCCATTATGAGTTATACTGGATATAATGTAGAAGATGCAATTTTGATTAATGAAGGATCAATTAAAAGAGGCATATTTAGAACCACTTATTTTACAACTTATGAAGCAAGAGAAGAAAGTGCTAAGGTATCCGGTAATAATGTTAATTCTTTTTTTACTAATATTGAAGCTAAACAAAATGTATCTAGATTAAAAGAAGGATTTGATTATAGTAAATTAGATGCACATGGTTTAGTAAAGGAAAATACAGAAATTGATGATCGTGTTGTATTAATTGGTGAAGTAACATCAACAACAGATAATAAAGGTGAATATATTGATAATTCAAAGACTACAAAGAAGGGACAGCTAGGATTTGTAGATAAGTCTTTTATATCAGAAGGAGAAGAAGGTTTCAGAATTGCTAAAATTCGTGTCCGTGAAGAACGTCTGCCCGCAATTGGTGACAAAATGGCTTCAAGAGCCGGGCAAAAAGGGACGCTAGGGCTCATTATACCTGAAGAAGATATGCCATTTACTGCTGATGGTGTTAGACCCGATCTTATTATTAATCCACATGCTATTCCATCACGTATGACAATTGGGCAACTTGTTGAATGTTTATTTGGTAAGGCATGTACTTTATATGGTGGTTATGGTGATTGTACAGCATATGCCACAAAAGGTGCTAATTATAATACATATGGCGCAATGTTAACTAAAATGGGATATCATAATTCAGGTAATCAA